AGTCGGCTGAAGGTGACGACCTCGGATACTACGAGCTGAACCTCGGAACATCCACCGAGAACATTGTCACTCTCGGAAACTACGCAGAACTTAGCCGTCAGAGCATCGACCGTTCATCGGTTGACTACCTCAACTCGGTTCTCCGTGGACAGGCAATCGCACTCGGAAAGTCGCTCGCTGGCGCACTCCGCGCAAAGTACCAGGCAGTCTGCGCTTCGCAGGTAACCGCTGGAAACAAGGTCACCCTTGCAACCACCGACTACGCTGGCTGGGTTGCTGGACTTGCAGATGCTTCGGCAACTTACTTCCAGCCCAACGGTGTCACCATCGACGCTCTCGTTGTCGACAAGGCCACGTTCAAGGACTTGCTTGCCCTTGACGGAACCCCGGTCATCTCGTTCGCTGGCGAAGCAGCAGGCGCTGTCGGTTCGGCAAACGTCTCAGGACTCCGCGGCACGATCGCTGGAATCCCCATCGTTGTCGATGCAGGACTTGACTCGGTCAACAAGGATGAATGTGCATTCGTTTCGTCGCTGGCTCTCCGCCAGTACACGTCGGGCGCACTCCGTCTCTCGCAGGAGAACGCAGTGAACTTGTCTGAGGCTTTCAGCATCAGCACCTACACGGCGACTGCTGACGAGTACCCGGCGTTCATCATCCCCATCGACCAGACCGCCTAAGTAACCTAAGGATTCGGGCATGGCTCTGACATGGACAGACTTGAAAGCGTATGTGAACGCTCCTACTGCTGACGATGATTTCGTTGAGCAGTGCTGGGATGAAGCACACGCGCTTATCACCAAGTTTATTGGAACTGCTACAGTTCCAGACCGTGTTCACGACCGTGCCCGAATCGAGGTTGGGCAAGAACTCTACAGCCGTAGAGCTGCGCCTAACGGTATCGCCCAATACGCGACCTTTGAGGGCGCTAGTGCCATCAGGGTTGCTCGTGACCCAATGGTGGGCGCATATCCTCTCCTACAGCCTTATGTGGGGCAGGGAATCGCCTAATGCTGTCCCAGGCTCGTGCCGACCTGCTCGCCGTGCTTACGGCGGCAGGTTTACGAGCTTATGCCGAAGTACCTGAACGACCCCAACCACCGATGGCTGTCATGGTTCCATCCGGTGACTGGATCGTGAGCGGTGAAGTGTTCGGCGAGTTTGCTGTTTCGTTCGATGTCGAAATCATTGTTGCTGCCGGTGCAAACACCGTCGTATCAAAGGCTTTGGATACAGCGGTCGAAACGGCTCTCACAGCAATCACCAACGCACCAAAAATGTATGCCAGTCAAGTCGGACAGCCTCAAGCTGTTGAGATTGGTGCTGGCCTTTATCTTGGCGCAACCATCACGGTTCGTCAAAACTTCCAACTGTAAAGGAAATAACTCATGGTAAATCGTGTCAAAGCGAACTCCATTACGATCACCGTTGACGGTGACGACTACACGGCTGACCTCTCCAGCATCATGTTGCAGTCCGAGGAAGCATCAACCGATGTGACCACGTTTGCTGACGCGACTGCTGGTGGCGCTCGTGACTTCTATGTAGAAATGTCCGGTGTTACATCGACCGATGCAACTTCGTTCTTCATGGTCTGCTGGAACAATGCAGGTGACGAAGTACCGTTCACACTGGAAACCTCAGCTGCAACCGCTGGTGAGTTTTCAGGAACGTTGCGGATCCCTGCAAAGGGTGCTATCCCATTTGGTGGAGAAGCTTCCGCTGATGGAACATTCTCTTGGTCGGGTATCCGCTTCGAAATCGTTGGCGTACCTACCTGGACTGCTGCCGTCTAATCGGCTATGGCTGATAGTCAGTACGGTGTACGCATTGCCACCAACAAGGCTGGTAATGCGTACATCGCTGGCTTGTATGGCAAAGATGGTGTAGCTCAGAAGCTTAAGGCTATGGGTTTGGAACGTAATGAGTTCCAGAAGTGGGTGAAGCAGGCCGCGGTCATTGTTGCGCAGCGCGCAAAACACATGGCCCCTCGCAAGTCTGGAAAACTCTCTAATTCGATTCAGGGTTTTGCAAGTAAAAAAGTCACTCCAAACAACGCACCGGCAAAGTTTTTGTATGGTGGCGTTGTCGTTGCCCAGCCTAATGTGCGTGGTAAGCCATTTACTTACGCTAAGGCTGTTTCGTTTGGTCGTTATTTTCCTGATTCTGGTATCAGGACAAAGGGAAACCCTTATCTGCGAACTGCTAGGGAACAGACGAGGCAGGGCGTTGTAAAAATGTGGAACACAGAAATTGGTCGCTGGATTGAACGCAACGGTTTCGAAACAACAGGATTTGGGGGATAGTCATGGCTAAGTCAGGCAACATGATCGTCACATTGGTGGCGCAAACAAAGAAGTTCCAAGACGGCTTGCAGGATGCAGGCAAGAGGGCAAAGACGTTCGGTTCTGTTATGGGATCCGCTATGAACGTGGCACTCGGTGCGCTCGGTTTGCTTGCCAGTGCAATCTTTATGTTCCTGCCGAACTTCATCAAGATGGGTGAGGAATCGCGCAAGGCCGAACTGCGTTTGCAAAACATTGCAAAGCAGATGGGTTTGTTTGGTGACGCAACCGACAAAGTAGCCGGTCGTATCTCAAACTATGCCGAGGAACTCTCGTTTGCTACTGGTGTTGATGATGAGATGATTCGTTCAGCTCAGGCTGTTATGTTGACGTTTGCTAACTTGGCGAAGTCTGCTGATCAGGTTGGTGGGCCATTCGACCGGGCAACTCAGGCATCTATTGATTTGGCTGCGGCTGGGTTTGGTTCGGTTGAGGAGAACGCTGTCCGTTTGGGTAAGGCTTTGCAAGACCCAATTGCTGGTATTACTGCGTTGACACGTGTGGGTGTCACGTTGACGGATGAGCAAAAAGCCAACATTGAAACTTTGATGGCGCAGAACGATTTGTTGGGTGCGCAGGCAATCATTCTTGGTGCGATTGAAACGCAGGTTGGTGGTACGGCTGAGGCCACAGCAAGTGCTACTGACAAGATGAATGCCAAGTTTGAATCAATCATTGAGGGCTTGGCAGAGGGTCTACTTCCAGCAATTGACACTATTGCGACAGAGATGTTGGATTGGTTGAACTCTGTTGAGGGTCAAAAAGCAATTCAGGATTTGACAGATCAGTTTGTTGCGTTTGGTGAATGGGTTGCTTCTCCTGATGGTCGCCAGGCTATTGAGGATTTGGGTGCAACTGTTGCCGCTTTGACTGGTTTTGTTGTTGGTGCTGTCGGTGCAGTTAAGGATTTGGTTGACTGGTGGGCTAAACTTTTGGGTATTGATACTGCTGATGCGCCAACTTCTGGAGTGAATCGTACTTTCAACCAGAATGGTGTCAATACGGGGCCAACATATCAGAACTCTCCAAGTGGTCGAATAGGTGGAAGTGTTGTCACAGTCAATGTGAATGGTATTACTCCAGCTGCAACAACTGCACGAACAGTCACAGCTGCGGTAAATAATGCACGACGTACCGGGGTTCGCGGATGAGTTACAGCACCGTTCCATACGACTATCTAAGAGTTCGTGTTCAAAACACAACCACTCTCGTTTGGACTGAGATTATGTCGGCAGGTAACGAGGTTCAGATTCAACGCGGCGGCACTGTTGGTGTTTTAGGTTTGGATTCCATTGATGCCGGAACCCTGTCAATGACGTTGTATAACTCTCTTGATCCTGCGGTTGTGTCCACTTTGAAACCGCGTATGCCCATTCAGGTTTACTCAACCCAATTTGCTACACCTGACGAGGGTTCGATTTACCTGGGCAACATTGTTGACATCAACTCCGAGTATTTCTTGGATACAAGATTGTTCAACATCGATACTTATGTGACGTTGACTGCGGTTGATTCAATGAGTTCTCACGCAAACATTAGTGTTCCGGGTGTGCAAACTACTGCAGGGTTTCATCGTTGGGAGGAACGTATTGCCTATCTTGAACCGTATGCGATCACTTCGGTAAACATTCCAGCAATCAACACAAACACTGTCGTCGATAGTTTCTAAGGGGAAATAATGACAGCACTAAACTTCTCTGGTGGTGGCTCACCAGCAGTTTCAACATCATTTACAGACCGATGGGTTTCAACCGCTTCTGGTGTGGACCTGCCCACAACTGGTCGCGTTGCTGATAATGGCAACAAACCAATTTATGTGGCGACTGCTGGATGTTACTGGGCTGGTCGTGGCGCAACACGAACATTAGCGTTGTCAATTGGTGGGGCGAGTACCGGGTGGAAAACAGTCGGCTCTGCAGGTTCAGCATATTCCAGCGGTCAGATGGCTATTGGTGCTGTGTTTACTAATGGCGGAACGGTTGCGGTTCGTATCGACGCAAGCCCAACAGGGTCGTTCTATTTTGGTCGTGCAAGCGGTACAGGGTCAGTTGACAGTTATGGCACAAGCTACGGAAAACTTGCTGGATCGTTGGAATACTATGAAGTTCCAACTGCGCCTACGTCAGTGACCGTTGCTCAGGCCGCTTTGGAGAATGCTGTAAACGTGTCATGGGCTGCACCAAGCAACAACGGTGGGTCTGCAGTCACCTCATACAAGCTGAAGTGGTCGTACAACTCTGACATGTCGGGTTCGACGATTATCAGCACCGGAACAACTGCAACAACTTACAAGATTACTGGCTTGACTTATGGTTCGATTGTTTATGTTCAGGTCGCTGCAGTCAACATTGTTGCGACTGCTGCTGGTACTTCCTCGGTGTATAGTTCCGCAGCGAACGGTTATTTGACACCACCTGACCTGCCATTGAATGGTTGGGCAAACTTTGGATCACATGGTGGGTCAACATTTACAACAGACCACACAGTAATTCCAGCATTACTTCCTGAAACCGGTATGTTGCGTAAAGCGACTTCAACAGTTGCAACTGGGTCTTATGGTATTGGCGCACACGGTATTGAGAAAACGTATACAGGGCTAACCATTGGTCGGCAATACATTGTCAGTGGCAAAGCAATTCTGCTCACCGCAGCTGTACCGGGCAACATTTACCGTTTCGCTGTAAACACAATTGGCAACGGTTCGTCAGTAACCCTCACAAGCACCACGGTAGGGGCTACAATCCCCTCCTACACGTTCACAGCGACTTCTACCACACACACAGTCCAAATTGAACTTGCGGAAACTGTGAGCGTCATTGTGGGCGTTATGGAACACGTTGGCTTTTACGATTTCGCGCTGACAAGAGTTGCAACAGACTTGGCTTACCGTCTACAAGACAACGACGAGAACTCCTCCCTAGTAGATCACTTTGACATGGCAACACAATCAGTCGGGGCATTCTGGTGGATTGACAAACAAAATGTCACTCAATTCACGCAAGACTTTGATTATGCGCTATCTTCAGGCACATTTTCTGACTTGGTTGCTGACGGAAACATTTACTACAACGACATAAAAACCTCGTTTGACACAACAGCAGTAATCAATCAGATTTCGTTCAGCAATGTTGGTCGCCGTCAAACCGCTTTAGGAACAGACAAATACGAAAGCTACAGCGTTGACTGGACCGAATCAAACAGTGCATCAATTGACTTGTGGGGTGCGCGCAAGTACGAGCTAACCACCAACCTATACACTGCTCAATCTAGAATCAACCTTGTTCCCAACCCACATTTTGGTTACAACCTAGATTATGTTTTTCCGTTCCCCGGAGCTTCGGCACCACAACTTACTGCACAAACCATTTCGTTGATCAACAATGGCGCGACTGGACAGTTATCAACTGGGGCAACAGCACCAGTCACTGGGGCAGGTAACATTGTTGCCAGAATCAGGCCAACAATAAACACGGCAACTGTTGGTGTGCGTTTCAACGCTGATACTTCAACTTCACAAACAATTGGAAACATTGAAGTTAGTGCCTCAACACAGTACACAATCAGTGCATATCAACGTGCCGGTGTAAACAACGCAACATCTCTGAACGGCTATGTGCGTGTGGCATGGTATGACCGCAACGGTGCAAACATTAGTGAAGTAAACGGTTCAGCAACAGCAGTAACCGCCACCGCTTGGAGTCGCAAAACTCTCACAGCAACATCTCCAGCCAACGCCGCAACCGCAATGGTTTATTCCATTTTTGTTTACTCCGGTGCAAATAACACAGGATTCAATTACTACACTTCGGCAATGCAAATGGAACAAGCTGCAAGCGTTTCAGGATTTTTCTGTGGCGATACTGCAGATGACAACTCATACGTTTACGAATGGGAGGGTCAACCTGGCGCATCACGATCAATACGATACGAGAACCGTATGGATGAACGAACCACAGAATTATTGGCAGACTTTGCAACACCAATCATTCGTGTTGATTCAATCAACTGGAACACAGCACAAAACCCTGTCGTTGCCGCAAACATTGACATTGGTTCGACAATCAACATTGAGTTCAACGGAACAACAGGTTTCTACAGAATTGTGGGCATCTCCCACGACATCAACCCAGAACGCTGGATGATGAACCTACAAGTAGCAAAGGTAACGTAATGAAACCAATCATCAAACGATTAGCTCGCGTGGCCGCTTTCGCCATTGGTGCTGGCCTGACAGGTCTAGGTGCTGGCTCGGTTGTTGGCATGAACGTAATCCAATCAGCAACATTTGGTGCGCTGATGGGTGTCATCGGTATCATCGCCGCCACTGCATTCATTTTCGCTGGCAAAGGTCAAGTGTCCGACGAGGACTTCAACGCAACAATCAACAGTGCCATCGAAACGGTGCGTTCAAAGGAAAAAGGAAAGTAATGACAACATATATTCGACCAGTTCAAGCTGGCATCTCCGACAACTTCGCTGCACACCAAGCGCGACGTTCAGTAAACCCCGGCACAGATTACGTGGTTGGTATCGGCACACCCGTCGTTGCTGTTGCTGACGGTGTAGTTGGTGGAACAGTCACCCACATTGGTGGTGCAGGAGGTCGCATGATTTTCCTTGACTTCCCAGACGGACACAACGCCGACTATCTCCACCTAAGCCGCATTGACGTTGCACCCGGACAGGCTGTAAAGCAAGGACAAGTCATTGGACTTTCAGGTGCTTCAGGTAAAGGCTACGAGCGCGGTTACGGTCCACACTTGCACTTCTCCTTTCGTCACGGAGGCCGTCACACCACAGGTGCAGGAAACAAAGACTTTGAAGCCGTAGTTTCGGGTGGTGGCGCACCTGCCCCAGCCGCAGCACCAGCATCAAAGCCCACAGTCAAAAAGGGTTCAAAAGGCAAAGCCGTTGCATACCTCCAAAGCAAACTGGGTATTACCGCTGACGGCGCATTCGGTCCCATCACCGACAAAGCAGTCCGCGCATTCCAAACATCCAAAGGTCTTGTTGCTGACGGAATCGTTGGACCCAAGACGTGGGCAGCAATCGGATGACCGAACCAACCACAGTAAGGATTACCTTGCGCGAAATCTATGATGCCGTTGTTGAACTGAAGCAGATTGTCAGCAACCATCCAGACAAGATTGAGGATCACGAGAAAAGGATTCGTGACCTTGAGTTCAAAGTTTGGTCGTTCTCTGGTATCGCATCCATCATCGCTGTTCTAGCATCCTGGGTGATTTCACAACTCGCATAGCCATTCCCCTGCTATGCCGTAGACGGCCGCCAGTGTCCCTTTCCGCTGGCGGTCGTCGTTTATGTGCTACAGTGTGACCACCTACTACCAGAGGAGAAGCAATGAAGCGTTACACACTCAACGAGCGCGGTCGCATTATCTGGATTGAAACCCCGATTGTGATTGCCGTTGTCCTACTGACCTGCACAAACGCATTAGAAATGATTGCCCGATGGATCATGGGCTACTAGCACAGGTTGAAGATGAACTGCACCGACTCCGGAACGAAAAGCGGTGGGCAGAACTTCTAGAACATCGCCGCTTCATCATTCAACTCGCTCGTGAAATGCGCCACCAACAGCGTGTTTCGCGTAGGAGGGTCGTGAGAGAATTCACTCGTAAGCAAACGCTTATCGGTGAAAGGATACTTCGTGAACTTGAGGAAACTAAACGACCTGCATAATGGGGAACAGAACCCTGATGGATCGTATGTCATTCTGCATGCTGAACTGACAATCTGCGACGAATGCCTGTTTGAAAAGGGTTGGGGATACACAGAGTTTCCCAACGCTGTTGCTGGGGATTCTTGTGGCATCTGTGCTTGACGAACGCCGGGTGGCGTTACATGGCACACCCGAATGGTTCAAGGCCCGGCAGAACGGTGTGAGTGCTACAGCTGTAGCCAACGCCAGCACCCCAGCAGGATTCAGGGAAGAGGTTGCTAAGGCTGTCTGGCCTGAGGACAACCAGATTGCTGACAACGAATACATGAAGTTTGGTCGCGACTACGAGGATTGGATTGTTTCCAACCTGCCCAGCGAGTACGGATTCGTAGGCAACCAATGGCTGTATAGATCCATTGAGGAGAAGTGGCATCTTGCCACCCCGGATGCAATCGATTCCAGCGGCCTAGTGATCGCCGAAGTAAAGACGACCGGTAAGGATTGGAACACGGTTCCTGCCCGGTACATGCGCCAGATTCAATGGCAGATTTACGTTATGGATGCTGAAGCTTGTGTCCTCGGCTGGATGCTGCGCGGAATGGGCAACTTTGGCGAGTTAGTTCCGCTGTGGTATCAACCCAAAACGCTGCTCATTGAGCGCGACGACCTAATGATTGCTGAACTCAAAGCAGTCGCCAAGAAACTCCAGCACGAATGCGTGATGGGAATGCAACACAGAGAGGAACAAGAACGTGGCTAGATTCAACCTAGAGGATTACGAAACCGTAGAGGACAGGCTCAAACGATTCTGGGCAAAGTATCCCGACGGTGCAATCCAAACCGACATGCTCAACAACGAGGGCGACCGTGAACGCAAACAATGGATCGTGCAAGCATGGGTGTACCGTCACCGCGACGACATTCGCGCCATCGGCACAGGACTAGCATTCGAAGTTGATGGTGGAATGGGTGCCAACCAGACCGCTGCACTTGAGAACGCTGAAACCAGTGCCATCGGTCGCGCCCTGGCTAACTGTGGCTTCAGTGGCAACAAACGCGCATCGCGCGAGGAGATGGCGAAAGCGAACCGAAGCAACGTCACCCCAATCGATGCACAGTGGGCGGCGATAGTGCAACCAACCATCGACCCAACCAAAGCCACCACAACCGACGAGCTGAACACCATGTGGGCTGAAGCAGTCGCCACCGGACAATCAAAGCAGCTGCAGGCCGCATTCACGAAACGAAAGAAAGAACTTGCCACTTAGAACATGGATCATCTGGATACCCGGCAAACCTGTTCCCAAAGGTAGGCCACGTTTCTACAGAGGTCGTGCGCTGACCCCAAAAGCCACACACGATTACGAGCAACGAATCAAACTGGAATGGGTGCAACGGCACGGATTCGACTTCATTGAGGACACAGAAATTGCAATCCATGTCGAAGCACGATCCAAAACAGCAGGCCGTTGCGATGTCGACAACTACCTCAAGATAGCCCTAGACGGATTACAAGGGGTCGCGTTTGAGAACGACAACAAAGTGGTCGAAGCAAAAGTGCGCAAGTTCAAAGTCGACACACCACACGAAGAGGGAATGCGTATCCTTGTCATCACAGGTATGGTAATCTCCTAAACGGACTACCATCCACAAAGACTTGACCCCTCGGTGTGGTAGCGCCGGGGGGTCATTCCATTAGGGGAACTAATGTCGTTCAAGATAACTAGAGCTGCGATTCACAATCCCAACGTGACCGGCATGCACAAGCTTGTCCTCATAATCATCGCCGACCATGAGGGTGGCGAATTCGGATCATGGCCCTCCATTCAACGCATTGCCGACCTTGCAGGATTGAAGCGACGACAAACACAAAACATCATCAAAGACCTAGAAAAGATGGGTGAAATTCTTGTTGTTCGACAAGACGGACACCACGGAACAAACAGGTATTTCGTGGTGAATAAAGTTATCAACAGGGGTGCACTCAGGTACACGGGGGGTGCAGTGCAGTACACCCCAGGGGTGCAGTACAGTGCACCCGAACAGATAAAGAACAGTGCCAGCGCCGGGGGCGGAGCCCCGACGGCGACTGGCAAACATACTAGACCGATATTCAACACGCCTCAGGGCGAAGCCCCGGCGGTTGAAACCCCAACAAACGACACACCGCAATATATTCCGCCAAGATGTCTGCATAATGTGTCGCAATCTGCGCTAAAGTGTAAACAGTGCTCAGAAGCATTCCTGAAAGGGGAACTCTCATGATCGCAAACGTCAAAACACGAGGCGGCATCAACCATGTCATCTCACAGCTACAAATCAAAAACCTCATAACCGAAAACGATGCAGAACACCTGAAACGTGAAATCGGTTATGGTCGGATCGTAGGATTCCGACACCTAGCCGAATGGTTGATGGCATGGGGATTCATCAACGACCACAACTATTCGCAAATCATTCAATACGGACACAAGTTCGGCGAATACTAGAAACACCAAACAACAACAGAAAGGCAATACCGTGGCACTAACACGCATAGAGGGATACATCGACTCCAAACTCGGAGAATCCGGGTACGCAATCAAAGAAACCGTACGCACCGACGGTGGACAAACATGGGAAGTCCGTTGGGCAGTCTGGACCAAGCAGCCACTCACCATCGGCGACTTCGTACAAGTAGACGGCGACCTCGGAGTAAAAATCCGTGAATACCAGGACATCAACGGCAACACCAAAAACACGGTGGATCGTAACCTCAACAACCCAACCATCAAAGTCATCAAGCCCAACGCAACCGACCGAAACGAACCGGAACCGTTCTAATGGCTGACGAAACCAACAACGCTCAGACATTCATCGACCGTCAACTAGCGTTCAACAAGGACATCATCAAAACAATTGAATCGCTAGACAAAGCCATTCGCATTCAAGCGAAACTAAATCTTGCGTTGACAGAACAACTCAACGACCAAGACAACCGAATCAGAACCCACCGCCAACTAATCACCGGGGTAACATTCGGGGCCATCACCACCGCACTCGCAGTCATATTCGTGGTGCTCACATGAACCTAGACGAACTCCTATACGAACCCAAAGGTGTCAGCCAGCAGTGCAAATGGCGACCATGGTTCGAATCACTCACACCAGACGAACAAGCAACCATCAAAAAAGCGTTCAACGACCCACAACTAGAAACAACCCAAGTCGCTAGAGCACTCAAAACGTACGGTTGCCCAAGTTCATCCACCACAATCCGCACACACCGTCGCGGAGAATGCAAGAGCTGCAACTAATGGATCTAGAACGCTTACTAGTGACCCCTACACCACCGACAATCGCTGCCGGTCGAAAGGGCGAATGGTCATTCACACAAGCGTTCGACCCACACGATCCAAACAGCAGCACCATCACAGCAACATCAAAAGAACAGTTGGAGGGCGACGATGCCATCAAGAAGTTCATCACAGCTCAAGGTGGAATCATCCCCCTGGGTTACAAAGCAATTCTTATTGAAGCCCGTCATCAAACACATGGATGGACACGAGCGACAACTGGTGCGGATGCTGTTACAAAACCGACATGGCTTTACCGCTTCCGCATTGAGCCAGATAATGTCCGACAAGACATTAGTGAGATTTTGGCATTGGTCGGAAAGAAAAAACCTAGCCGAACAAACCCAAGCACTGGAGAGCTGGTATTTCATTTC